GAATACCGTTAGTGCTGTTGATGACCACGCTGCTGGATTCTACAGGAGCCACTGCCATTTGTGTGGCATTGCGAACACCATGTTCTTTCATGTTGACACGTAATGTTTCCCAGTCTAGTTCCGGAGTAAAGTCTGCTAGTTCGTTAACACCATTAGCACGTAGTTCCCACGGGAATGTGCCTTGGCCGTATCGTGTATGTGTGCTGTGCAGACAAGCGCCACGTTCTTTTGCCAGTTCAACACTTGCTTCCGTTAGGTAGTAGGCTTGATGTTCCATCCATGATTTAACATCTTGTAGTGAGTCTTTCTCACCATACTTCAAACTACGCTTGGCGTGCCAATAGGCTAAGTTTGTAATGCCAATGCCTAATGGACGGATCTCATCATTGCTTAACTTACTTTGAATGCTTAGAAAATCTTGATAATCAAGGATGTTATTGAGAGACCTGTGCAAAATACGACAAGCGCGGCGCATATCTTCAGGATTTCGGAAAGCTCCCCAGTTGATTGAACCGAGAGTACAGAGCGCAATACGACCATCAGCGTCATCCAAACGCTTAAAAGACTTAGTAGGAAGAAGAATTTCACAGCAAAGGTTACTCTGGTAAATGGTGTGGTATTCAGGATCAAACGGACCTTGGTTCATAACATTGTCAATGAACACTAGATAGATACGTCCTGTATCAGTGCGCTCTTTTAAAATGCCAGACTTGAAGACTTCTTCAGCTGACATTGTTTTCTTACGTAAGTCTTTACGCTTTTCGTATTTTACATACAGCTCTTCAAAGCGTTCTGTGTTTTGATAAAACGCTTCATACAAGTCAGGTACTTCGTTAGGATCAAAGAAAGTTATTTGTTCTTTGTTTTTAAATCGTCTCCAGAAGAAGGCACTAAGCACAACCCCATAATCCATATGACGGACTCGGGTTTCTTCTGTTCCTTGGTTGTTCTTAAGTACAATAAGATCATCAAACTGATGATGCCAAATAGGATAAAATACAGTAGCACTTGCATTACGAATACCTCCTTGTGAGCATGAGCGCAAATCTCCAAACCATTTCTTCAAGAACGGTATCATACCAGTATGCATGATTTCGCCACCGCGAATTGGGGAGCCCAATGGGCGTAGTCGACCGATTTCCAATCCGATCCCCGCACGTTTACTGGCATACTTGGCCATCATCTCACCACTAGCAAATATGCTATCCAGATCGTCGTCACTGCGGATAAGCACACAACTAGAAAACTGTTTAGTAGGAGTGCCGAGCCCAGCCAGCACAGGTGTAGCAAGAGTAAACAAACCATCGGATGCCGCTTGATAATATTCTTTAATGTAACGCATTCTTGCGCTATTCGGCTCTTCTTTATGGAAGACAGTCGCGGCTGCAACCATGTATCTAATTTGTGGAGTTTCATAAGTTTGTCCTGTTGAACGATTTTTTACCAGGTACTTTTCAATCAGCTGCTCAATAGCTGCATAACTGTATTGTTCGTCCTTGGCATGATCCAACATGTCATTCATGCGGTTCCAGTCTTCTTCAGTGTACCACTCTAACAACTCTGGTGTGTACAAGCCCGTGGCCACATTAGTCTTTACAATCTCATACAGGTGAGGAGGCGTGTAGGTACCATACACATCTTTTCTCAACATGCTGAGTCGCTGTTTGCCAGCCACAAACTGATAGTTGGTGTGTCCGACTCCGGGATTTGATTCTACATCAATCAAGTCAACAATAGCTCTAAGGGTAATACCATCAATTTCTCTAGTGGTAATGCCATCATAAAAATGCAACTGTGCCTTGATTTCTACCATGCTTTGGCTAACATCTGCAATGCCAGCACATACTTTTGCAATCTGCGTTTGCCATTTTTCCAGGGCCAATGGCTCACGCTGTCCTGTACGTTTTAGTACTGTTATAGTTTTCATTCTTTACCTTATTTGTTGCTTTAACTTGCTTTGACTGATGTTGTGCAGTGAATGTCTGGATCCTGGAATGATATTTACGATTTGTTCCTGATCCCAATTCAGTATATATTTCTCTTGAGGGATCAGGACTAAATTGTCGCTACCACATTCAATTAGCATACAGTCTTGCAGATCAGCTCGATCTATTATAGTAATAGTATACAGGATTCCTAGTCCCCGAGCAAGAGGACAATACATATCATCGCTCAAAAGTTGCCAAGGATCAGGCCAATTGTCACAATCGTCCCAGTGTAAATGGTATGCTTTCCAAGGTATATTGAACCACCAGGTGTTAATTAGTGTTAGAGCAGAATCTATATCGGCGGTTGAAGCCTGTAGTCTCAGATGATTCCAAGACTCCAGCCGATCGGCAAAATTTTTAGGCCACATCAACCAAGATTGGTAATGCTGTACTTGATGGTAGCATTGCTACCAGTTGAGGTTGAAGTGTATTGCACCAGAATATTACCGCCGGTGCCAATCACATCTAGAGTAATTCCAGTAGATCCATTTTCTGAAAAATCGTCGGTGAACACAAAACCAGTTGTGGTGGTGCTGGTGCCCTTTACAGCAACGATGGTACCTCGTCGACGAAAATCTGCTCTGGCAATTGAATAATCCATCTGTATTGAACTGATGGCTGCACCAGTAACAAAAGCAATATTTCCACCTGTGGTAGCATCTAACAAGGTATCCTGGATACCAGCAGTGCGTTGATAGGTGCCCAGATCCAAGGCATTGCCTTGTGACTCGTCTTGAACGCCACTTTGATACACCACGATATCATGCACATTCATGCTCATGGCCATTGAGTTGGTGTTGTTTAAATTGATTCGATTATATGTTGCACTTTGACTGTTGTTGCGCTCAAACATGTCGCCAACACTGGCGTTGTTGGCAGCATCAATGTCAATGATACTGCTGGCTGGTAAAGTGGCGCCATTGAAGTGATTACCAACATCATAAAATGAGTTGTAGCCGCTGATGTTGCGACTGACATTGGTGATAACAATGCCTTGGTTATAGATGTTGTCAAACAAGTTTTGTACAATACGAACACCAGTGGCTCCACCATTGACAACAATTGTATCTCCCAACACAATACCTTGATACAGTGTGTCTAGCTCACTGTTACTGAATGTGATACCTTCAATTTGTTGATCTGTTTGCGTTGCGTAGGTAAAGCCTGAGTACTTGCAGTTGTTCAGTGTGAGATTGCGTGTAACAAGACTGGCTGTGCTGGAAAAGTCAATGGCTCGAGTGTTTTCGACTGCGTCAACAAGTTCGGTCACAGTCAATGGTCCTGCAATAGTAACTGAATCCATGCTACATTGTTCAGCATCTTCCCACAAGAATCCATTGTGTACCTGATTGGTTGTAAATGCCAGGGCCGAGATTTCAATATTGCGTGGTGCAATTGCACTGTTGGTTGCAATGTTTACACCAGTTTGCTGTAAACTATCAGCAGTCTGGCCAATGTATTCAGGCAAACTTTCGATAACCCAGTATGTGCCGTTGCCAATTACAACTCCGATAGGGACTTCTGACAAGCTGCGGTAATAACTGCCTCCACTAGATACCAACACAGCTTCTGCATAGGCAATCAGTGAAGTGTGTGCTTGTACATTGAAGTTGATAATACTGCTGTTGCTGCCTTCGCCGTATAACTTGGCATACGGGGGTACGTTTATGGTATCGGTAATAATGTATGTGCCAGCCGGGAAGAACAAGCTGCGACGAATTTGTGGGTTGATTTCTCGGCAATACAACTGATTTAAGGCACGATTTATTGCTGCGGTATCATCTGTAGTACCGTCGCCGGTTGCACCAAAGTCTGTGACGATTGCATAGCTATCTAGTCTTGCCTGTATGCTTTGGCTTATTGGGCTACCGGCTGTTGCACCTGTTTGTACTGTGTAGCCGGCAGCAGCACCTTCGTAGGTGTAAGAAGTTGCAAAACCAAGAACATCCGAGAACTCGGTTAATACTTCAGTGTTGCCCACAACAGGTGCACCATCTTCTATTGTGCCGTTACCGATAAACAGTCTACGGTCATCTACGGCCCAGCCCAGTTCGGCACCGGCTAAGGGTTGTGGTAAGTCGGTAGTTAGCCCCTTACGTTGGGTTATTCTTGAAATTTGTACAATTGCCACGATATGTGATCCTTACAGGGTATCACATATTTAGCGTGTCTGGTAGTACATGTCTACTCGTTTCATCCATTCATTTGTCCAGTGTGCAAATTCATCGCCTTCGATCACATACTCTGTGTAAACAGGTTTGTCAAGGCTCCCGTCAGCTAACAAAGTAGGTTGTTGAGCCATTAAAATAACGCCGCAGTCAATGGCAGTGTTGTGAGTTTCGTTGTGTGCTGCTGCATACGCTGCCAACTGAACAAAGTAATCATCGATCCATTCACGTTTTTTGGGCTTGTTGGTTTGTTTAAAGTCCATGATTGCAGGCTTACCCTTCCAGAGTCCTAAACAGTCAGTGGTACCCGCATATAACCCACTATAATACAACGGTACTTCAACTCCCCAGCACTCGTCTACATTTTGTAGCCCTTGCATGATTACTTCTGCTGCCATAAACCACGAAGGGTGAGCAAATGGATTACCGGGTAAAGGCTTCATGTCATCGGTCAGCATGTAGTGCTCAAGATAGCTGTGCATGCGTGTGCCGCGACTGGCAGCTTCTGTTGTGATCTCTTGTGCTTTTTGTTCGCCCACTCGTTTGCGCCAATTGATCAGGATCTGTTTCTTTTCTTCACTCTTGGTGCGATCTAGAATTGTGGTCACACTAGGAACTTTGCTGCCGTCGGGCAGGCAGTAGTGTCGTTTGCCATCAATTGTTTCGCGATCGCAAGAGGTATAATTATATCTTTGAACTATCATGTTGTGTTACTTGTATGTTGGATTTTTTAAGAAAGTCTATGCCCACAGTGTCTCGGTATGCGGTGCCAAACCATACTCGAGCAATGCCAGCTTGAAATATGCCCTTGGCGCAGTCCAGACAAGGGGCGTGTGTTACGAACAAATCAGCACCGTTACCCGACTCTGTGCTTTTTGCCAGTTTCATCAAGGCATTCATTTCAGCATGCAAGACTTCTGGTTTGGTTTTTAATCTAGTCTCAACAGTGTGACCATCGTCATCAAACACATGTCCAATTTCATCTTCACAGTTGTTGTCCCAACCTGCTGGCATACCGTTGTAGCCAATGCTGACAATTCTATCTTCTTTGACTACAATAGCACCTACATGTAAACGACGAGCGTGACTGAGTTCTGCAAACACCCGGGCGGTCTGCATATACGCATCAATATATTTTTGTTTCAAACTCTAAAACTTTCTCCACAACCGCAGCGGTCGCGTTCATTCTTGTTGATAAATTCAAAGCCTTCGTTGAGGCCGCTGCGTTGATAGTCAATGGTCATGCCATCAATGTAGGGCAAGTGTTTAGGGTCTACAAATACCCGCACACCATTTGAATCATAGTGTGCAACACAGTGCAGATTGGGATTGTCCACATACTCCAGAGTGTATGCTAGGCCCGAACAGCCGGTGGTTCTAACACCAACTTGTATTCCTAACCCATGCCCACGCTTGGCAATTGCCGACTTGACTTTCTTTGCTGCAATGTCAGTTACTGATATCGTGGTGTTTTGCATCGGTCATTGGTGCTTGGTTCTGTAATCGGCTACAGCGGCTTTGATGGCATCCTCGGCCAGTATGCTACAATGTATTTTGACCGGAGGGAGGGCAAGTTCTTCTGCAATCTCACTATTCTTAATACTGCCGGCCTGGTCAAGTGTCATGCCTTTGACCATTTCAGTTATCAATGAACTTGATGCAATTGCTGATCCGCAACCATATGTTTTAAACCTTGCATCTGTAATTACCCCATCCTCAACTTTAATTTGGAGTCGTAATACATCTCCTCTAACCGCAAGCTGGGGCACCGACTAAGCCGGTTCCAACTTGCGCATCTCCTTTATTAAAAGTTCCTACATTCCGAGGATTTTCAAAGTGGTCAACCACTTTATCACTATAAGCCATAATTTTCTCCTAGTACTAATTTTAACACATCTTCAGTTTGAAATCTATCCCATTTGAGTCTATTCTCTTCCCCAAGGATATAACGCAGATTTTGTTTACCGCCTAAAATTGCTGGGTCAATTCCCAATTCAAATCCTTGACGGAATGGTATAATATGATCAAGTTGGAATTGATCTTTTCTTTTTCCTGTATTAGCAGGAATAAGCCCTTCTTTTTTCATTTTACAAACACTGCGGTAAGTTGCTCTACGACAATCTCCTTTGTATTTAGAAAATAAATCATCAACCTGTTTCTTTGGACGAAGATTATTAAGTCGGCCATCTTTGTTAGGATTGTTTTCTAAAAATCTTTTCCTAGCGACCTTATTTGGTAGTCCTTTGTTCCATCCGTGCCCTTTGGCTAGACCATCCCTATTTTGCTTAGTCTTTTGTTCTTCGGTAAGTTTTTTACCTTTGTTCCACGGCTCGTATTCTCCTCTGTTTAAAGGATTTTTACAAGGAACTGAACAATACTCTAAAAACCGAGGCCTAGATACAAATTCGTTACTACAAAAGAGACAGCACCTAGTATGTCCATACTTGTTTTTCATACAAGTATTTATCTAGGTGCTCCAGTTTGTGAATTTGATGTTGTTCTTTTTAAACGCCGCGATCTTTGTTGGCTGCAGATTTGGCGGCAGCGGCCACAATGTTCTGAGCTTGGTTAACCGGCATCTTGACCGGAGTAGGTTCGCCGCCACCTTTGAACACAATAGGATCCGTTGACTCTGGTGCTAGTGGTTCCAACAAATTGCTTAATGGAGGTTGCCCAACCAATTCGGCAATGTTCTGTGCGTTGACGTTGATGTCTAGGCTTTGTGCTAGACTAATAAATGCTTGTTGGCTAATTTGCTTTTGTGCATTGGTATCGTCTGCACGGCCACTAAGAAAGGAAACCAAGCCCATCAATTCGTTAGGCTTGGGTGTAAAGTCCGACAAGTCGGCAACTTCACATATACGCATTATCTACGTGCTCGGCCCAGAGCAGGTCCGGCTGCTGGCTCAGCACCTGCTTCTGCACTCAATGCATCTAGCTCATCTTCGGCACCCATATCAGCACCTAGGTCGGCACCCATGTCAGCGCCGGCTTCAGCACCTGCCATTGCATCAGCAGCCACAGCATCAATTGGTGCTGGAGTAGTGCCAGTGACCACGCCCAGAGCTTGATCCATTTGTTGTTTGGCCTGTTGCAGATTTTGCATCAGAGCACTCAGTGCAGAACTAGCGTCACCATTGAATTGTACTGCTTGTTCTGGACCTACTTGATTCTTGATGCTGTCAACCAGGGCTGGCAGTTCTTTGAATTGCAGTTCAGAAACATCTTCCAACATGCCTTGCATCTTGTCAACCATGTCTTGAGCAGCCAACACCACTTGGGCTTGTTGTACTTCGCTCTCAGTAAGTCTGCGACCCATGAATCGACGACGTTGGCCTTCGGCTTGCATTAGCGCAGCACCGGCAACCATTTTTTGTTCGTCTGGGTTGAGTGTTTGTCCAGCAGTGCTTTTCTTGAGAGCAGCAGCCAGTTTAGGATCCTTGACTTTGGCTACAGCAGCAGCAGGATCGACTTGTCCAGCAGCAGTGGTACCCGGAACGTCCATTTCTTTGAGACGACCTTTGAGAGCCTGTTCCATCATGACCAGTTTGAGATAGCTGGGATCTTTCTCACTGTGATGGCGAGCTGATGTGCCTTGGTGTTCGTGGATTAGACCACGTACACGACCCAACATACCAGCAGTTTGACGACGGTTAAGTTGGTCAAAGCTGATACGTGAACCAAAGTAACTTTCGAATACTTTGGCGATTTGTTTACTTGGCTGAGGGGCCGCTAGTTCTTGCAGTTTCATTTGAGAATCCTCTAATTTGCATATATTTAGCCGAGTTTACACATTTCTCTAATTCAGTTGATACTGAGTTTAGCAAAATTAGCTTGGGCTGTACTTTCATGTTTACAATTTCATAAAAGTGGTCTGATTGACTGCGACGGCCAACACCTTGGCGGCATTGAATATCAGCGGCTAATGTTTGTTTTTTACGGTCTAAATTCAAAATAGTGTTGGCCAAATTCAACTGATTAAACTTGTCTGCTACACACCAACTCACAGCATTGCGTTTGCTGTCAAAACAATGAATAGCATGTGACCAAGTGTTAACTGAGTAACCGTGCTCTTGACGCTCCACATGGTATTTGCCAAAAACAACATAGCTACCATCGGTATCCTGCACAATCATGTTGTTGAGATTGCGTTTGAATTCACGTTCAGCAAAGCGTTCCAGCTTTTGTTCTTGTGTCATAGAGTCTTGATATACTGTGTTATCAACCAGCCGCAGGTGGCAAGCAACACTCCAATGATACCTATGCCCCAGCTGATCAACTGACTGTTTCTATTTTCAGACATTTTATGAACCAGGCCGTGGGTGGTCTGTGCCATAGTTTTGAGATCTTTTATGTCTGTTCTCACGTCCGTGAATTGCAACTCCAACGCTTTGTAGCGTTCTGCACACAATTCCACATGTGCCTCTAGACTTTTCTTTTCAATATCGGTGGTATCAGCCATGTTGTTATTGTTCCAATATACTATTTAGTTGTAGAAACCAAATGTTTTGATCTGCACCGTGAGTAGAAATAGTTCGTTCAACTCCAGATTTTTCAGTAAGTCCAGTCAACATTGGCACACCATTGCAATCATTCAACAGGCCCGCCAGTGGATCAGTGTTGTTGTTTACAGTGTACACTGCTTCAGCTTCGATAGCAAATTCAAACTCCCAGGTGCCGTTTCGATACACAGGCATGACCAAGTCCATAGGCTGGGCTCTAAGTCCAAGTATTTGTAAAAGGGTTTCCCAGTTGCGTTGTTGATTACGACTGCGATTCCAGGCTGCAAGATCTTGTATGGGCTGGCCTGCTTGATCTTCAAACGGTATCATACTAGTGCGGAAGCTGCCTGTAACGCCGGTGTAACTGCAATCAAAAAGTGTTTTGCACTGTATTCTCATTAGACAGATATTTAAGGCCAAAAGGAAACCCCGGATTTTTTACGTCCGGGGTTGTGATCTAAATTATTTTAGATTAAGAAGCAGCTAGCTTGAAGCCGATGCTGGTGCAACTATCCAACTGGAAACCAGTTGCAGTGATGTTGGCAGCAGTCAAGAATGTAGCAGCATTAGCAAATGCGCCAGTCGGGAACACGCCAAAACTCAATATTGTTGCATCAACTTGATACACTGCAACTGTAGAAGTTTGCTGAATTGCGCGAATAACGTTGCCAACGTAACCGTTGACACCTTGTTGACCAGCAACAGTGGTATTAGCAACAACACGGAAGAAGTCCAGTTTAGGACCAGCTGGGTTCACGGGTGTAGCAGCAGTAGCAGTTGCAGGAGCGATTGGACCGTTTTGTACGTCAATTGCAAATACCGGTTGTGCGTCGCCATTTACGGGAGTTAAGAATGCCATAATAAATTTCCTTTAAGTTAATGAGTCACTTGGACTCTGCTTTTATTTACCAAAGTGACAAGAATCACGTTGGTTGCGGGTTATTTCTGGCTCTATTTTGAGCAGCAAATGCAGTAGGATCAAACCTAGACACCAGTTTGCTGTAGCCTGCAGGTGTGGCCATAACCCATCCCTCGCCACCGGGATTTGCAATGTCAGCTTGTGTCATTAGATGAACTTTGAGTTTGTGCAACAATTCAAATGCATAGAATGCTGCACCCAGTGCTTCAGTATTGCCGTTGCTGTTCAAGTGTTCAACAATGTTGTTGAATTTTCTTGGTGTCACACGAGTCTGCAACCACTTGCCAAACTCTACCACAAGTTGATTGGCCGGCTGCAAAGGAGAACCAACCTTGGTGTTTATAAAATCCACAGCTAGCTTGAACAAGTCTGTGATTTGTGCAGCTCTAAGTTCAGCAGGGTTAAACAGCTTTTGTAAGTTTTCTAGTTGGCCGCCGCTGCTGATTCTTTTTAGAATGTTAGTCAACTCAGTTACTGTTTTATCATCAGTGGTCAACACTGTTGGAGTAGCCGGCTTTTCCAGCAGCAGGCCGGGCACAGGATTGAACGCTACACCAGTCAGCGGCTGACGCTGATCGCCTTGGTCAGCATACATTGAATGTATTGCAATACCAATTTGTGCTGGAATAACGCCTGCTTGTGGATCGCCAGAAATACGTTTGCCCATTGCACTTTTTACAGGAATACTGTATTTGATGGTGTTGGGTTCAAACACATAGTTGCCTGCAATCACTGGAGGAGTTTGCATGAACAACAAGTCGCCTTTGACATACCCTCGGAAATTCTTGGGTAACGCGGCTTCGAGCACCGGGAACAACTTGGCGTAGATGTTGATTAGTTCAGTACGATCTCCTGAACGTCGGTTTTGTATATCTGCCATCATTCTTGGGCTGGTAGCAAGACCATCGTAGCCTTTGGCTTCAAACCCCGAACCGTCTGTTAGCACAAATTCGCCTGTGGCGGGCTTGCGGCCAAAAATCACAGCCGGCTTGCCGTCCCATTTGGCGGTGACTGTTCGGGGCTGCTCAGTTGCGTGCTTTACTATATCCAGTGCTTGCTGAATGCCAGGTGCACCGTTACGGAACACCAAGTCTTCCAAGTGTTCAATACCCTTGGCACGTCCGCCTACCCCGGCCTCAGCAGCTTCTACCACTATGTTATGTTCTATCAGAGCCACATGGCCTTGATTCACAATC